AGTTAAGAATAAAAGAAGTATTTATATTAGGAATTTACAAAAATGTCGAGTTGATACTATTAATCTTTCTAAATTAATTGGATATTATATTGCAGAGGGTAGTTTATTCACTTCCACAGAAAGAGAATTTAAAACGGCAAAGAGGGGAGTAACGAAATCTATACAAATATCTCAATATAAAGAAATAAACCCTAAATTTTATGCTGATATAGAAGATTGTTTTAGTGATGTTTTAGGATCTAATATGTATTGCGGGGAACAAGCAATTAAAGGCTCTTCTGATTTATTATATGAGTATATAGAGAATCATTTTGGTAAGCTAACAAAGAAGAAACTATATCCAATGGTATTAAATTTAGATAGAGATTCTGTTTTTGATTGTATGTATAATGGGGATGGTAATAAAGATCACAGAAGATATACAATTTCACTTAAAAACCAACAACTATTTAAAGATACTATTAAATTGTTAATTGAAAGTGGTTATGTTCCTAGATATGCAGATGATGGTAATTGTTATAGTATTTGTTGGAGTGATAAGAATATGTATATTAAGCCTAGAACCTATGGAGATGTTTATACTAAAGAAGAGTATCATGGAAAGGTTTATAATTTAACTGTTGCAGATAATCATACTGTTTGTGTTGGGGAAAATGGTAAGTTTATGTGGACTGGACAGAGCCTTTACGGGGCTCTCGGTACTCCATATTTTAATTTTTATAATATTGATAACGCAATTGCTGTTACACTATCAGGACAAACAGCAATTAAGTATCTTGGTTCTAATATTGATAAATATTTAAAAATGAAATATAAGTTAAAAGATGATGTGGTGGTACTTACAGATACTGATTCTCACTACATATCTTTTTCTGAAATAATTAAAAATCTTGGATTAGAATTCAAGACAAATCAAGAGTTTTTAGATTGGTCATATAAATTTATAGATGAAGTTATTGAACCATTTTTTGTTAAAATATTAAAAATATTTGCAGAAAAATATAATACAGAACCATTAATAAATTTTAATAGAGAAAAAATATCAAGAAATATGTTGGTATTAGACGGTAAAAAGAAATATGCTCTTAATGTATTAGATAATGAAGGTGATGTATATGATGAGCCTGAAGTTAAGGTAACAGGAATTGAGGTTGTTAGAACTAGTACTCCTGTTTTTTGTAGAGATAGATTAAAATCATCTTTAAAATTAATTTTTAAGACTCAAGATAAAGATGAGTTGACTGAATTTATTAGGGAAACTAAAAAAGATTTTAGTAAAGAGAAAGTTGAAAATATTGCTTTTCCTAGAGGTGTTTCAGATTATAAGAAATATGCCAAATCATACAAGTATTATGTAGATAATGGATTGTCATATCCTAGTGGATGTCCTATAGCTAATAGAGCCTCTATTAATTATAATTATCTAATAGATAAATATGATTTGAAATTACAGAAAGTTGATAATGGAACTAAGATTAAATTTATCTATATTAAACCTGATAATATGCTACATCAGAATGTAATAGCTTTTATTGGAAATTATCCTGATAAATTTAAGGAGTTATTTGAGATAGATTATAAAGTGCAATTTGAAAAAAGTTTTCAAGATGTAATACAGAGATTTTTTGATGCTATGAAGTGGGGAAAAATTAATTTCTCTGCTAAAAAGTTGTCACAGTTTTTTAATTAAGGAGAAAAAAAATGGCTAAAGAAAAAATGAGTTTAATGGATAAAATAATAAGTACTAGTAATTCAAAACATTCTGCTTTAATGAGCGATACTACAGTTTTTGATGATGATATTGATACAATTGTAACTGATGTTCCAATTATAAATACTGCACTATCTAGTAAAGTTGATGTCGGAATGCAGGGTGGAATTCTTCAAATTGCAGGAGAATCAAAACATTTTAAAACATTATTTGGATTAAAACTAGCATCTAAATTTTTAGAACAATATGAAGATGGTATTGTTGTTTTATATGATACTGAGTTTGGAATCAAGAAATCATATATGGAGAGATATAATCTTGATCCAAAAAGAGTTGTTCATATTCCAATTGAAGATGTTGCAGAATTAAAAAATGAAGCTGTTAATCTATTGGATATGCTTAAAGATGAAAAGAAACAGAATGTAATGATATTATTAGATTCTTTGGGTAATTTAGCCTCTAAAAAAGAGATAGATGATGCTAAAGATGGTAGTACTAAAGCTGATATGAGTAGAGCAAAACAAATTAAAAGTTTCTTTAGAATTATTAGTGTTAAGATAAATTTATTACAGATTCCAATGATAGTTATTAATCATACATATAAATCCCAAGGTTTTATTGCTATGGATGTCGTTTCAAGTGGAACCGGGGCATATTATAATTCTGATGATATTTGGGTTATTAAAAGAAAACAAGAAAAAATTGGTACTGAGGTTGCAGGATATGAGTTTAAGATTGTAATAGAAAAATCTAGGTCTGTTAAAGAAAAGTCTCAATTTCCTATCATAGTGACTTGGGAAAACGGTATTCATAAATATAGTGGATTAGCTGAAATTGCATTAGCAGGAAAATTTATTAAACAAGAAAAATCTGAAGCTAAAGGTAAACCAAAAATATATAAATATAATGATATTGAAACATTAGTTTCAGAATCTAATACCAATGAAGAATTTTGGAGTGTTGTGCTTAAAGACAAAGGTTTTACTGAATACATAGAAAAAACATACAAACAGGAGTAATTATGTATATACCAACACTTGATGATTTAAAATTAGTTCCTATTAATGATTTAATATCAGAAATAAAAAATAGGCATAATGGAGGAATGATATTAGCATTAATGCTAGATGATCCATCCTTTCAAGATAGAGATTGGGAGGTTTTATTTGATGGTACTTATGGTAATGTTAATTTGCTTAAAGAATATATTAATAGAGCTTGTTCAGATGGTTTAGATTCTGTTTTTTATGGTGGTATTGATGAATAAAATCCAACCTATTTCTTTTAAAAATATTATATTACTACTACAAATAACTTTGATTGGAGCATATTATAAATCCTATATTTTTTGAAAAAGTATTACTTAAATTTATTCTTACTGATGTTGACATTTGCGATAAAGTTTTACCCTATTTAGTTACTGATGTTTTTACTTCATTTGAATCTAAATCAATAACAGAAGAAATTTTTAAATATAATGCTAAGTTTTCTAAAGTTCCTACAATAAAAGAACTTAAAGTTTCTTTAGCTAAGAATGATGCTAAAGAAACTTATGAAACTTTAGTTGAAATATCCAAATTAGATTTAACCGAATATAAGCATGATTTTTTATTGGATCAAATTGAGCAATTTTTTCAACAGAAATTAGCTTTTGTTGAATTAGCTAATGGAGTTGAGCAATTAAAAGAGGGTAATATAGAAACTCTCAATGAAACTTCAGATAAAATTAAATCTGCAATTAATTTTAGTTTTAATACTAATTTAGGACTTGATCCATTTTCTAAAGATGGTGCTAAAAGAATGTATGATCATATACATCAAGTTGATAATGTTATTCCAACAGGATTAACTGATTTTGATGAAATTCTTAATGGTGGTATTCATGTTCCATCATTAACCGTATTAATAGCAGAATCTAATATGGGTAAGTCTTTAATTAAATCAGCAATTTCATCTAATTTAATTTTAGTTAATAAAAATATCTTATATTGTCATGGAGAGCTTGCAGAAACTTATATGGCTGAAAGATTAGTTAGAAATATCTTAGATTTGAATGAACATGAATTAAAGAAGTTATCTGAAAAAGAATTNTTTGCTAAATTTAATGATGTAGCTAAAGATGTTGAAAATCATGTTAAATATAAAAGATNTGCCCCAGGGACATTTAATGTTAATCATCTAAGGCAATTAGTTCAAGATTATGAAATAAAACATAAATTTAGACCTGATGTTATTATGTTAGATTATTTAGGATTATTTGCACCTGCTAGTTGCTCTAAAAATGCTAATAGTAATGAAAAGGGTGTTGTAAAATGTCAAGAGTTACAAGGATTTATTGCAGACTATAATATTCCAATTTTAACTTCAGCGCAATCTAATAGAGGTGGTTATGGTAAGAGTAAATTAGATCCTACTAATATTGCTGATGCTATTGGTATATTTGCGGAAGCTGATGTTGTTGTTGGTGTTACTCAAACAGAAGAACAAAGAGAGTTAGATATTCCTATTTATACTTGGGATATTATGAAAACTAGATTTGGATTAAATAAGAAGAGTGTTAGTATTGGAATTGATTATGCTAAGATGAAATTGTTGAATGTTAATGGTGTTGATGATGAAGAAATGGTAAAATTGAGAAATAAAGAAGATGATGCCTTAGTATCTAAGGCAACCGTTGATATTATGAGTGGTATTAAAAAAGAACAAAAGCAGAAAAAACAAGCAATAGTGGGAGATTGGTAAATGGCTGAAAGCATATTTATAGATGAAATGAGTGTTAATCATAATGAAGAAGTATTACACAACGAATTAAATAAAAAGTATTTTTATGAGTGCTTAGATTTTTATGATTATAAAGTAGAAAATGTACTTACCGATAAAGTATTTACTGAACAAAGAGAGCAATTTAATTTTGTTATAAGAAAGATTAAAGAGAATTTTAATATTGATGTTCTTACTTCAATATTATTTCTAGAAAAGGATTTTATATCAATGCATAATATTCTAAAGATTTTAGATGATACATCTAAGTATGAATTAAAACTTGAAATGGGTAAGAAATATAATAAGAAAGTAAATACTAGTTTTTTGAAATTCTTTTTTGAATAGGAAATATTTTGAATAAAATTAAAAATTTAGGAATCCATTATATGGGGAGCAAAAGAAAATTATCAACTAAGATAATTGATTTTATATTAGAGAGACATCCAAATACTAAATATTTTTATGATTTATTTGGTGGGGGTGGTGCTATTAGTTTTGAGGCAATACAAAGACCAAAAATAAAACAAGTATTTTATAATGAATTAAATACAGGTATTGTGGAATTGCTTAAAAAAATAAAAAAAGATGGAGTCACTAAAGATTTTTATCAATGGATAGATAGAGAAACTTTTAATCAACATAAAGATGATGATGATTGGTTTGGTGGTTTATATAAAACTTGTTGGTCTTTTGGTAATAATCAAAAAGATTATCTTTTTGGTGTAAATATTGAATATGATAAGAAATTATTACATCATATTGTTGTTGATAAATGTGAAAAGTCATTAAATATATTTAATGAAAAATTTAAATTAAGTTTTAATTTAGATATGTTTAATTATTCTGATATTCAAAATAGAAGATTGATTTTAACTAGATATATTAAAAAACATCTAAATTCTGAAAATTTAGATTCTATTAGTAAAATAATAAATATCAAGAATAATTCTTGTCGTAATATGTTAGAACGATTACAAAAATTACAAAAATTAGAACAATTAGAACAATTACAACGATTACAGCAATTACAGCAATTAGAACAATTACAACAATTACAACAATTACAACGATTACAAATAACCAATTTATCTTATGATGAAGTTAACATAAATACTCCAATAGATGAAACTATAATATATTTAGATCCTCCATATATTAATACGAGGCAATATCAAAAAAATATAGATCATAATATATTATATGAGTATATTAAAAATAGTCCATATACAATATATATGTCGAGTTATGATGCTCCGTTTGATGCTGTAATGTCTATGCAACACAATTCTACTTTATCTTCAACACACAATAATGTGGTGATAGAAAAGTTATATTGTAATAAAGGATATATACAATCATCTAAAGAATTAATTTTAAAGAAATTTTTTAATTAATATGGATAAAGAATTAAAATCATCTGCATTAAGGGTTTTTTCTATTTACTCAAATATTAATAGAGTAATGAAAAGAAAAAAAATTAAAGATGATGATAATCTCTATAAGATGGTATTTTATAAAATGTATGATAAAAGTGAATGGATTAAACCACAATGTATTAGGATTTTTAATGAGATAGAAAATAGTTATTATACATATCGAGATTTATTAATTGCTATGTGGTATGAATTGATATTTAATAATAGAATTCAATTAAAAAATCTAACAGATACAAAGATAAAAGAAGTTAAAATTCTATTTAGTGAATTAGAATTAAAAAAAGATAAAAAAATTATACTATCTATAAATAAAAATATTATTTTTAATGACATAACAGATTACTTTAAGATAAATACTGAAAATGAGACCTATATTTATACTTTAATAAAGAAAAAATATATATCTCCTATTTTTTGGATAAAGTATGGTTATGTTTTTGATAAAGTAGAACAGATATATGAAGAATCTGAAGAACACATTAGATTTAGAAAAATTTGTAAATATATAACAAGTCAGTATTAATTTAACTAAGGAGTTGAGATGGCTGAAAAAACTGGGTTTAATTTCAATTGGGAAGAAAATTGAAGAGAAACAAGGTGCATTGGATGATGTGAAATCAAATGGGGTTAATGATGATCCAAGATTTTATAAAGTAAAAACTGATAGTGAGGGAAGATTCCTTGCAACTGTTAGATTTCTACCACCACCACAAGGAGAATCTGTTGCTAGAGTTCCATATTATAGTCATTATTTTGGAGGTAAAAATAATTCTTGGTATGTTGAGGCTTGTCCTAAAACTATTGGTAAGAGATGTCCTGTGTGTGATCATACATATGAGATTTATCAAGAATATGGAAAGGAGTTAGCTAAGAAAAAGAATAAGGGTAAATATCAGAAAAAGGCTTGGATTTTCTAATATTCTTATTATTGAGGACAAACAGAATCCTGAGAATGAGGGTAAAGTATTTCTTTATAAATATGGGGTTACTGTTAAAGATATTCTAGATGATGCTAGAAAACCTGAAGNTCCTGNTCAAGCTCCAATTANTCCATATGATTTTAATNACGGTGCAGATTTTAGATTAGCTGTTTATCAGAAAGAGACTCCTGAAGGAAAATTTCCTCAGTATGATAAATGTAAGTTTAGATCTAAATCAGAACTTTTATGATGGAGATTACGATAAACTTTCTGCAATGTACGCAAATTGTGAATCTCTTGAGGTCTTTTGTTCAAGCTGAGGAATACAAAGAATATGATGATACTTAAAAAGAGTTTATATAAAGTTATTGGTAAAGACTATGAAGATGAGAATTCTGAGTTTGCTGAATTTACTAAAAAAGAAGAGCCTAAAGATTCTGATAAATCTGAGAAAGAAGATGAATCTAAAGAATCTGAATCTAAAGAATCTGAATCTAAAGAAAAGCAGAAGGAAACTCCAAAAGAGGAGAAAAAAGCCCCTGAATTGAATGAAGTTGAGGAAGAAGATGATTTTTTCAAATCTCTAAGAGAAGATAATTAATTATTAAATAATAGCCATTACTATAATACCGTAGTAATGGCTATTATTATAACCACAGATAGTGTTTTATGAATTTAATAGATGATTTTTTAATAAAAAAATATATAAAACTAGCATTAAATGCTTATCATAATGAAGCTACATTTAATGGAGATAAATGTAATTTAAGATGTAATATATGTGGCGATTCTGCTAAATCTAAATATAAAAAAAGAGGTCATTTTTTAGATTATAAAGATAAATATAGATTTAAATGTTTTAATTGCGGAATATCAGTATTAGCTACTACTTGGTTAAAAACATATTATCCTCAATATTACTCACAATATATTCAAGAATTATTAATGATGAATAGTAGTGATAAACCAAAATCAAAAAAGAGTGTTGCTAAGAAGAGAAATGAAACTAAAGATATGAAATTCTTTAGAACTATTAAAAGTGATTTACCATTAGCTAAACTTGCATATGAGGTATGTGATAAAAGAAATATACCATTAAATATATATAAAAAATGGTATGTTGCTACTGATGGTAGATATCGAGATAGATTAATAATACCAATTTATGATAAAGATAATAAAATTGTATATTGGCAAGGTAGATCACTTAAAAATCAAATTCCAAAATACCTAAACTGTTATCGTAGTACTGATGATGCTATAATAGCTCAATTAGGTTGTATTGATGTAACCAAGCCTATTATTATAGTTGAGGGGTATATAGATTCTCTTTTCATAGAAAATAGTATTGCCACAATGTCCACTAATTGGAGTACTGAAGTTCAAGATAGATTAGATAATCTTAATTGTTATTATTTAATTGACTTTGATAATGGAAATAAGGAAGTTCAGAAAAGACAAATAAAGTTACTGAAAGAAAACCACCATGTTTTTAATTGGCATAAATATTTAAAAGACCAACATTTAGAAGAGAGAGAAAAGTGGGACATTAACGAACTTTATTCCCATTTTGATAGAGAATCTATTTTTAATTTTTCCGATTTTAAAAAGTGGTTTACTAATGATTATTTAGATAAAATTTATTTTAATTAAGGAT